TTCTTTTGTTCTTCATATTAGAAGTATTATTATTAGAAGTAGAAGTAGAAGTAGAAGTATTATTAGAAGTAGAAGTAGAAGTAGAAGTATTATTAGAAGTAGAAGTAGAAGTAGAAGTATTATTCATGTTATTAAATGTTAATTGTTAAATGTTAATTGTTAATTAATCAAAAATCAACTATTTATTATGAATAATAATCATTTTTTTTTGAACAATAAAGACCACTGTGATGATGATGAACATAAAGAAAATAATTATTATTATACTTATTTTATCAGGATTGATCTTAATATCAACGTTGTTGAAACCAAAATGTAAAAAAGAAAAATTAACTTTTCCTGAGTTATCAAAATCCGATATTCTAAAACAAAAATATTGGAATAAAAATTGTAGAGATAAAGTTAATTTTCTAATAGAAAATTCTGAATGGCCAAGCTTTTTAAGTTATTCAGCTTGGAATGATGGATGTCAAGGATGCAAAAGTGTCCCAGCAACATCAGCACTAAACGATGGACAAGAGAATAATTCAAAAGATAGTTTTCAAATAATAGGGGATTGGATGCGAATTTCACAGAGAAATTCAGGTTCTTTTTCCAATATATCAACTGCAAATAGCAAAGAACATTGGTTTAACCCACCAAGGAATAATACAAACGATAAACCATTAGAAATTGAATGGTATATGTATATGGACGGGTCTGAATGGGGAAAAACTACAGAAGAAATTGCTATGAGTGGTATAGTTAGAGCAAATTGGTCAGCTTTCTGGTGTTTTGGTCATGGTTACCCTACAAATCCTGACGATTTATCTCAAAATAACTTTGGTTGGCCTTACTCGGGTGAATGGGATTTAGCTGAGAGCCTTCCAGTGTTTTCAAATACAAATAACTTAACAGATAATACAAAAACCGCCAATGGAATAGCTACAGGTTTTCACAATGGGAATTCTGGAGCATATCCTCCTTGTTGCCTAAAAAGAGATGGTATAATGTATCCTAAACCAGAAAGTGAAATAGACATATTTGCTATGCCTCCTATAACTGGAAAATACGGAAACGAACTCGCGAAACTATCACCTAAAGAAAGAACTCAATATTTAATTGATAATAATGATAAATTATACTATTATGCTGGGGCTCAACCAGGAATGCCTTCTTCTAGCAGACCCTTTTTAACTTGGGGTCAAGCTTTATTTAAAAACAAATTTGGAAAATACCCAGATATTCCATACGAAAAAGAAGATGATAAAGATTATTTTAAACAGGCTATACATCAAAATCTTATAGCTGCATCAATGACATACAATACTCCTATACATTGTTATTTAAGGGTAACAACTGACCAGGCTATGTTATATATAAAAATAAATGTAGATCCATCAAATCCACCTACACTTAATATAACATCTGATATGTCTCAACTAGATGTAAAACAGCTAATGGAAGAAAATGGGTTTTTAAATGTATTCAGTTCATACGGTGATTTTGGCTCAAATAATGACACTACATTTTTAGATCAATTTAATATGAACTTAGGTCAAGCAGGTATGTCTGGTCCAGACATACCTATGGGCCCAACAAATTGGCATCAAAATATGATGTTTGTATGGTCAGTTTTGACTCAGAAGAACAATTCGGGACGTTTCGTCAATAAAGAAGGAGAATATGATATTTTCTGGAAATGTCTCACATCTTATTTGTCTGACATTAGGATACGTGGTGGGGGGAATTATACGAAAGCACAAGCTCCTCCAAATATATCTGATCCAAACTTGGTTAAAATAGCAACAGAAGGCTACGATTCAAGTTCGTTATTATCTTACAAACAAAAGAATTTAGCAAACTTTTTTAACGTTCAGAATCCAGATGTTTTAGATTGTCGATCTATACTTTCTTAGCGAGTGAAACTCGCGCGGAACGGAGTTCCGCTTTGTTCCGCTTCGTTCCGCTTAGAGCGAGTTTCTCTGTTATATTTATTAAAGTGATTATCACTTTAATATTTGAGCGGAGTAGCCGCACCGCTGTGCGACTTTATGATACCAAAATTCTAACTAAGTCGTATCGAGCCTTTCTTCGATGTGGGGCCGTGCTTTCCTAATTATTTTAACAAAAGTTTCATATACAGGCTTCATAAATTCCTCAGTTAAACCTGAAAAAATACACGATCCTGAGTGAAATACTAAGAATGTGTGATATCTTTTAGTCTCTAATTTTGTTTTTCTTTCTTTTTTAGTTAAAAGTTTTAAATATTCCTTATATGTAGATTGTTTAAGATAAAAATCTTCTTTAGCGGCGGAGCCGCCGCGCCGCGGAGCGGCTTTGTATTCCAACACTGTTGTTTTCATATTATTAATATCATTTTCGAGCAACAGTTTTATATTTAACCCTGTATAACCAAAAGATGTTTCTAGAAGACATCTAAATTCTTCTTGTTCAGACATATACTTATTGAATTTTTCTCTGTCAACTGTGAAACCTAAGTTAAAATCTATATTTCTCATAGATGGTATAAAAATACATTTGAAAAAAGTATCATCAGACTTGAATGTGTATAAATCTTTATCCTTAATTAATTTCCATACAATTTTTACACATTCAATTGCATGTTTTTTAGATTTACACCCAGTCATTTGAAACGTACCATTTTTACAAATCTTAAAATTTATAAACTTGTCAATCATGATAACAACCGTTATAGAGTTTCTAAACCATTTCGGTTTTTTTTTATTTTTAGATTTAGATTTTAAATCAATCCCTCTGATTTTGTCTTGATATTTTAAAGTTATAATCGATCCAAAACTAAGTTTTTTACTTGTGTCGACCTGTTGCTCGTTTTTCTTTTTTCTTCCTCGTTTTTTCTTGACTGGAGTATACTTAGTTATAGGCAACTCATTGAATAGGCGACTTATATTAAAAATCGAATTACTAGTTGCTGTAAAAGTCATTGTAGAGACTCCTATATCTTCAAACTTCTTAAATTTCATTATTTGCTATTCATTAAAATTAATCAAATAAAAATCATTTTTATTTATAATTTTCTAGCGGAACTGGCGAATCTACGATTCGCGCGGATCTGCGATCCGCTAGCGGCGTAACCTCACTGATCTGCGATCCGCTTCACTCGCGCGGAACTTCGATCCGCGACTAATTCAGGTAATAACGAAATACTCGAATAATTTGCAATTCTAGATATTTGCGTCGTGAAAAAAGATAATGGTAATCTAATATTATCATAAATATTGTTGATAAAATCAATATGGCCAGACATTTTCTCACCTTGATGTTCAACTAATCCAATTTTTTCTTCGATTGAAGATATTCTGATTCTTATATTTTGGATTTCTTTCTCAATTTTGTCTAGTGAACGTATGATAATACTCAATTTATAATCAATGGACATCATTTTCTTGAAGGTATTATATTTTTAGACCTTAGCGGAACGAAGCGGAACGGAGTTCCGCGCGAGTTTCACTCGCTAAGGCGCGTTTCTAGTTAACCAATCAAGAGATGTCCTGTTTTTGTCTATACTATACCAACCTTTTTTATCCCACAAAGTATATAAATGGTGAAAATATTCTTCGTACATTTGCCCAACTTTTTCAAAAGAAAAATTTTCTTCAGCATATTTTCTGCATTTAACTGGGTCAATATTACTTATATTTTTCGCAGCCCAAATCAGGTGATCGAAATTACGAACTCTATAACCAGTAACAGAATGTATATTGAACTCGGTAAATGCACCCCAGTCGGATGTTATGATTGGAGTTCCACTTAACAATGATTCTATACATACCCCACCAAAAGGCTCTACATAGTTTGATAATAAAAATAATCCCTTAGCATCTCTCATCAATTCTCTTCTTTGCTCTATATCTGCATAACCAACGCAAGTAACATGTTTAGGTAATTTAGAATATCCAAGTTCTTTGTATATATCTCCTTGTCCAGCAATAACTAATTTTTCATCTAGATGCTGTGTAACTTGAATAGCAATATCAACACCTTTGCATTTAGAAATTCTTCCTAAGTATAGAAAATAATCTTTTTTATCTGATGAAAACGTAAAATCGTTGATGTCGAAGTAATTAGGTATCACTACATGAAACCAATTCGGATTTGATAGTTTTTCGATTCCCATAATGTAATGCATCCAGGCATATGATTCATATACTCTAAAATCACAATAGACACCTTTGTATCCGATACCAGGTTCAAGAATTATTGCCCTTTGTTCTTTTTTGATCTCATCTGTCAACTTTTTGTGAGCTAAACCAAAGAAGGCAAGAACGAAATCTCTGTCATTAAGACGTTTTTTTACTTCTATGATTCCTAAAGATGAGAATTTTTTATAACAATAATCATCTGTATTAAACTTAAAAAAATCTTTTTTCCAATTATTTGGATACGTTCGTTCTAGATCTTGTGATGTTATTATTGTAACATGTTCATTGCATTTAACTCTACTTTTTTCATGACCATAATGAATGATATAATGACCTCGTTCAGACATCATTTGACAGAATTTAAGAACTTTTTGTGTAAAGGCGCATGCATTATATTCTTTGCTAGTTATTGTGTGTGGTATACCCAACACATGAAAACGATACTTCTTCATTTTATATAAACGAAGTATCGTTTTAAGCAAGTTTCACTAGAGCGAATCTGGCGAATCTACGATTCGCGCGGAACTTTGTTCCGCTACGATTCGCGCGGAACTCCGTTCCGCTTTGTTCCGCTTCGCAGATCCGATAAGATAAATTAAAATTAATTTAATTTTAATTTTCTATCAGCGGACTAAATATTTATCGGTTGATGCTACGTTCCACGGATTTAGCAGTGTATCAACGTCATTTAAGCATAAGTTTCTGAAATATTTATAGCGGCGTAGCCGCACGAGTGTCTATTGATTATCAAGATATACAATGTGTGTTTTTTGACTCCCCCACAGAACCCTCTCTTAGAGGAACTCCGTTTAGTAGATCCGCGCGGAACTTCGTTCCGCTAACTAGCTCTTCCTCTAGCGGCGGAGCCGCTTCGATCCGATTATCGGCAGAGCTGCGCGGATCGGAGTTCCGCTTTGTAGTAAGATTTTCATCTTTCTTATCAGAATTATTTTCTTCCATTTATTTATTAAGAAAAATGATTTTTTCAATTAAATCAAAAATCAAAAATAAAAATCCAAAATATGAAATTAAGATTAATAAATTTTTTATGTTATTCAGATGAAACATTTATTTTTCCTCAAACAGGATTTGTACTAATAAAAGGTTCATCTGGTGCAGGAAAATCGACTATATTTAAAGGCATAAATTTCGCTCTATTTGGATCTTCAAAAAAATTACAGAAATATGGAGAAAAGTCTTTAAGTGTACATCTAGAGTTTGAAGATTTAAAAATAGAAAGGTCTAAAAGACCAAACCGTTTGATTTTAAATGATAAATATTTTGATGATGTTGCACAGGGTATAATAGATAAACGATTTGGTTCTAGTTTTCAAATCTCTGGATATATAGAGCAAAACAATTTAAATAATTTTATTCTAAAAAGCCCAAACGAAAAACTAAACATTTTAGAGTCATTTATATGTAGAACAGTAGATATTAAGAGAATCAAGAAAAAACTTAAGATAGAAACACTCAAATACAAGGAAGATTTAATTAGAATATCATCTAAAGTAGAATTAACAGAAAATCTTTTGAAGAATAGAGAAGTACCTGTCAAATTAAAGTTTCCAATTCGATGCAAAAAGAGTCAGCGTGAATTAGCTGAAAAAAATGAAAATATCAGACTCAAAAATACTATTATTAAATTAAAAAAAATGAATACTTTCAAAGAGAAGTTAAGAACTGAGCTAGAAGATTTGAAAATATATAATATACAATTAGGACATGAAACTAAATTATTAGAAAATAATAAACAGGAAATATTATATAATGAGAATAAGATTAAATCGTTTGAATATATAGGAGATATTGAATTAAATAAATATATCGATGAGTTAGATTACATATCCGATATAAGAGAGTTAACTAGGTTAGAAAAACAATATCAAAAAGATTCAGATAGTTTACGTCTAATAAAGACAAACGAAGATTTAGAACGAAAACTACAAATAGATGAAATAACAAATAAATTGTATTCTGAATATTCAAAAGAAGATATCCCAGAAATCATATCAAATTTAAAGAATTGTTTGTCTGACCTGAAAAAAATAAAAAGCATTGAACAACATATAGATAAATACGAAGAAGTAACTGAGCTATTTATAGAAGAATTGAAAAGGAAACTTATCATATACTCGGAGAATTTAAAAGAAAATGAAATTCGATATCAAAGAATGAGTTCTCAATCTGTCATATATACATGTCCAAAATGTGAAACATCAGTATGTTTAAAAGATAAAAAGCTAACCGAGTACGATTCTTCTATATCATTTGACATAGAAGAATTACAGAAAATTGAAGATAACATATCAGAATTGAGTAACAAAGTATTAAAAATAAAAAATAATATTTCTAAATATGAAAGTATTTGGAGTCAAAAACAAGAATGGTCAAGAGATGTTAAGAATATCATTTCTAAATATGAAGATAACATAACGGCACTGGCGAATCTACGATTTAGCGGAACGGAGTTCCGCGCGAGTTTCACTCGCTCTAGTTCCGCTGCGATCCGCTTTGAAAAAGATCTTGACTATATAATCGAATATAAAATATCTCAAAAAGCTCTATACAAAAAGCTAAAAAAAATAAAAAAAGCTAATACATATTCTACTACTTGTATTTCTCTAGAAACAAATTTGTCACAGTTAAAAGAAAACATATCAAATCTCGGTCATAGAATTAATAGTAGAAAATCATTAAACTTAAACGAAGATGAATTAAGATGTATAATAGAAAAACATAAAGAGAATAAAAAGAATACACAAATATGCTTGCTAAAAATAGAGAAATTAAAAAAAGGGATAGAAATGTCTGAGATAAGACTAGAAAAATTAAAGAATTGTCATATAATGAAATATAAAAAAATAAGAAAACTTAGTTTAGTTTATCAAACAAGTACAAATACAGAAAATAAACTTATAGATTTAGTAAATTCAAAAAGTAAAATAGAAAAAAATATAGTTGACATAATTAACTGGAAAAAAACAAATGATACATTTCAAAAAATAAAATCCTTAAAAGATTCTTTAAAAGATTTGAAAAAGGAAGAAATAATTACTCGAAAAAAATACAAAGCCTGTTTAGAATTGAAGGAGAAAATTTTGGAAGCACAGAGTAAAGCATTAATAAACATAGTTAACTCAATAAATAAACATGCACAGATTTATCTTGATTTATTTTTTACAAATGACCCAATATCAGTAATATTAAAAACATTTAAATATAATAAGAAAAATTCTTCGAACGATCGTAAGCCATCAATTACAGTTGATATTTTATATAAATCAATGAAATGCAATCTCGATTCATTATCCGGTGGTGAGCTGTCTCGTGTAATTTTGGCATATTCTTTTTCTATGAGTGAGATATTTAACAATCCTTTAATTATGCTAGATGAATCTATTTCAACATTAGATGAAAACTTGACTTTAGAAATATTAGATGCGATAAAAGAAAATGCTAGTCATAGACTGATTTTAATCATATCTCATCAAGTAGTTTCTGGTATTTTTGATAAAATTATAAATTTAGAAAGATAGCGGAGCCACTAAATCAAACTGGATTTAGCAAGTTTCAACTAGAGCGAATCGTAGCGGAACTCCGTTCCGCTAAGAAATATTTTTTTTAAAATCAAAATGAATTTATAAAATTAAAATTAATTTATAATTTTAATTTTTTATACCCTTGGAAATTATAATTTTCTAGCGGAACTTCGTTTCGCGCGGATCTGCGATCCGCTAGCGGAACGGCTTAATTTCTCGTAAAAAGAGACAGCTTTGGGGTTTGCTCTAATAGAATCATAATCAATCCCAGTTATAGTCAATCCATCTAAACTTTTTAGTCTACTTAAAGCAACATAAGCCATGCCATATTCGAATATATTTCTTAAATCTATTTGAGCGAAATCTAATGTGACGCCTTGGGACCTATGGATAGATAAGGCGTATGATAATTTTAATGGTATTTGGCGTATGGTTGCTATTTTTTTCCCTAATTCTTCTATTTCCCACAATTCTTTATCAATTATATGAGTTTGACCATTTTTAAATTTAACGATAGGTCTTATTGGATCTTCGGTAAAACCAACAACAACACCCTGGCTACCATTTGCTAGCCCATTTTCAATATCAATGTTTTTAACTAACATTACCTGGGCATTTTTACACAAAATTAACTCTTCGGATAACGAAGAATTTTTTTGTATTTTATTAAAAATGAAGTTTTTTGCAGCATTCGATTTAACCGTGTAAGTTATATTCATATCATAGCTATAAAAAAGTTTCCCATCTTTAGTCAACTTATCTAAAGCTATTTCATTTTCTCTATTAACATGGAAATTAGTTGAGTATAGCTTGGTTGGTATAATTTTAGTATCAAGAACTGCATTGATTCTAGAATCTAACATAGACTTTACGTAGGTGTCTACAATTCCTAATCGAATTTTGTTCAAACATGTCTGAAATTTCAAATCTCTTTGTCTTATAATTTCAGTTAAATAGATACTTTTATCTATTGCCTTGTCCCAATTTAAGGATTCAAAACAGAACTGGCTAGAACAACCAATAGTCGGTAATTGCAAGAAATCACCAGATAAGATAATCTGTATACCCCCAAAAATTAAGCTAGATTTGCGTACACGTCTTGCTAATTCTTCTATCTTATCGAATAATTCTGGAGATAACATACTTATTTCGTCTATAACCAGAGTCTCTATTTGTAACCATCGTTTCTTAAGCCATGATTTACTTAGAATCTTGAATGCTAAATCATCAACGTTCTTGCGTCCAAGACCAAGACCAAGGTAGCTATGTAATGTTACACCTTTGATCAAAATACTAGACGTGCCAGTAGTTGAAGTTACAATTACTTTTTTTCTTTTCAATAACTTTGGTATAATTTTAATTATAGCTGATTTTCCAGTACCAGACATTCCTGTTACGAAAACATTTTTTCCTTCTTGAATGTATTTGATACACTCAGCTTGTTTATTAGTATATTTCATCTTTTCTCTTAATTCGTATTTAGAAAGGGGAATAAAAATCAATTTTTAATTAAAAAATCCACAAATAAAACATGAATATAGAGAATCAAAAACTTTATTCAGAAACTAAAGAAGAAGCTAAGAAGAAGTTCAAAAAATGGCCGAGTATTTATGCATCATCATGGTTGGTGTCTGAATACAAAAGAAGAGGGGGGACATATACAAAGAAAAAGAAGCCATCATACAAATCGGGTTTGAAAAGATGGTATAGAGAACTCTGGATTGACACGTGCCAACTTCCTAAAATCGTTCCTTGTGGACGTCCAAAAGCCTCTATTAAGAATTGGAAAAAGGAATATCCTTATTGTAGACCTTTATATCGCGTAACAAAAAAGACACCTACAACGGCTAATGAAGTGACGACTAATACATTAAAAAAGATGTGTGCGCAAAAGAAAAAGAATCCAATGAAGAAACAAAAAACAATCAAGAAGAGCAATTCCAAGGGTATAAGCCGTGGAACGGCGCGGCGGAGCCGCTAACTCGCTCTAGTTCCGCGCGAATCGTAGATTCGCCAGATTCGCCAGTTCCGCTAAACACCAAATACTAAATAAGATATAAGGACGGGGCTAACAATTAGGGTTAGATTAGTTGTAATTGTAACTACAAATTGATCTGATGAAACAGATGAAATATAAAAATAGGAGTTCGCAGCGTTGAATGTGCTCATACCGACCACAGGTACTTCATCGAAAGGAGTTGTAAAAGATACGGTAATATAATCACCAGCAAAATAAAACCCTTCCAGGGTCAAAGTACCACTAACATCTGTTGAGTTTAATGAAACAAAGACACCGCGTGGACTTTCTGAAAAATTTGCAAAAGCTGTAGGAGAATCGCCATTACTAATTAAATGTCCTTTAACAGATACATCATTCGTTGAGGTTAATCCCCCAGATGTACTAAAATCATCAGCAATATTTAAGGTATCACTTAAGACTCTAGATACATTAAACAAATTTTGTTGTTTTGATATTGATACTACATTACTGAAATTTTCATTTCCAGATATAGATTGTGCCATTTTATTGTTAATTTTAATTTTTTTTTAAAATGTGTGCGCAAAAGAAAAAGAATCCAATGAAGAAACAAAAAACAATCAGAAAGTAAATTGGTTGAGTGTATCAACTAATATATTACCAAAAATCAGCAACCACGCTGTGTGGTGAGTAGAATCTAACATTCTTATACAGAATCCTCTATATAATATTCCTGGGTTTGTATGTATTTGTTTTCTAATAGATGTTAGCGAAGTTCCGTTTAGCGGCGTAGCGGCTCCCGCCGCACGAAGTTCCGATTGTTTATTTGTGAGGAGAAAATCGAAAGGCATAGTTACAATATTAGATATAAAGCAACCTTTTACTATAGATATAAGCTGATTCCATTTATTTGTTTCATATTTGTTTATAAATAACGAACGACAACCCCAATCCAGAGATCTCCTACATATCATTGGTAATATTCCTACAAAAGGATTATGTTTTATAACTTCTAGAAGTTTTAAGTTTTTTGTAACTATCAATGTTTTGTATCTTTGCAAAGGTGTTACGCAAATGCCTTGCGCAACACCTGATAACAGACCTGTTACAAATGGATGATAATTACTTAAATTATTCTGAACAAATAATACAGGCGCCCCCTTAACTGAACTTTGTATTAATCCATAAGGAAAATATCCATGTAAATATCCTCTATTAAGTTGTCTTCTAAAACATGTTGAATAAGACATTCCTGAAATTTGTTTTCTCATTTTGATAGATTCTAGACAATGACCGAGTAGAATTTTCTCACTAATAACAGCTAAAGGTCCAGCTAATAATTCCATTTTTAGAAAGATAAATGTAAATTTATAAATTAAAATTAAATTAATTTTAATTTATCTTATCTCCCGCCGCTAGCGGATCGCAGATCCGCGCGGAACTTCGTTCCGCTAGAGCGAGTGAAACTCGCGCGGAACTCCGTTCCGCTTCGTTCCGCTAAGAAATATTTTAATTTAATTCGTTCAATTCAGTTTGTAATTCTAAGTCTAAATTATCTTCATCTTCATCTTCTAATTCTTCAATTTTTATTTCACCTTCGTGATGCTGCTCGGCTTCCACACCTATTCTTAGATGCGAATCGTCAGATTCTCGAGTTCCGCTTATAGACTTCTCCTTACTTTCACCTTCCTTACTTTCACCTTCATTACTTTCACCTTCCTTACTTTCATCTTCCTTCCTTTCATCTTCCTTACTTTCACCTTCCTTCCTTTCATCTTCCTTACTTTCACCTTCCTTCCTTTCATCTTTCTTACTTTCACCTTCCTCGCGGATCTTAGCGGAACTGGCGGATCGTAGATCCGCGCGTAACTTCGTTCCGCTTTGCGGCTTCTCATTGATTTCACTATCATCATTAATATTTTTCAATGGATTTCGTTTATTCATTAATAATCTAATTAATTTGTCATGTTTTTCCAATAATGTTTCCTGGTCATTTAATCTCTCTGTCAAATCATCTATATAGTGTTTTAGTTTTTTATTTTGGTGATTAAAATAAAATGTTATTCCTACAAGTGTGACTATTTCAGATATAACATGAACAGCTTGTTTGTTATTATCAAATATATTTAATAGCATCTTTATCTGATTTTTCTTTTTTTTAGACCGCTATAAAAAAACACATACAAATGTGGTATTAGCATTGATAGAGATTACAATGGGAGCGGGAAATATCTATCTTCGTAACATACAATCACACTGGTAAGATCCTACCCATCAGAAATTCAACTTAAAGTAAAAGTTTCTGTACGAAAAAGAATGATCGAATTTTGTGATTTATTTGATAAATATAAACTTCTAAAGATGAATAGTACTTCTAAATGGTCAGAACCAGATTCTGCTATAATTACAAATTGTATTTTAAATAAATTTAAGCATATATTAGAACAATGTATTCTTCAAAATGAAAAAATAATATTATTAATCGATTTAAATATAGGGGAATTTCCACCATTGTTTGAAGCACTAAATATTGCTAAATTTTTTTATAGTTTAAATGATATTTTGAAGAAATCATTAAATTACACTATTATATATGTTAAATCTTCGTCTAAAAAAGCATGGATAGATAATATATTAAAACTTTATACACCAGTCAGGCCATTAAAGTTTATTCAAACATCAAGTGAATTAGAAAATGAGTTAAAACTTATAAGCGGAACGAAGCGGAACGGAGTTCCGCGCGAGTTTCACTCGCTCTAGTTCCGCGCGGATCTGCTATCCGCTAAAAAGTTTAGCTATCAGGATGAACAGTTCCCAACGAATGATCAATATGTGTAAAAACCCACAATGGATCGTGTCCATTGATATTTTTTATTTCGCGAGTAAGTTTATTTAAATCTCCTTTTGACACATTTAGTTTTTTTCTTAATAACTTAACATTTTCTATTATAGAATACCAAGTAAATTTATCTGAATGCCAATAATAAAATCCATTTAAACAAACTAATATAAGAGCGGTACATATCCAATTTCTAAAAAATATTTGTATAGGAGGAAATTTATCAAGAAATACAAATGATAATAATATATTCAACCACATGGACCATTGTAAAAACTTAGTAAAATAATTTATTCTACCCGGCCAACACGCTGACCATTCTATTCTATCCAATAAAGTTTCTATATTATCTTTTTTACAAGGATAACCCTGGCTATTATTATAATATAGAGGATTGTAATTTTTTCCTTCAATTGCTAAGACTACTGTATACAAAGAAATAATAATAAATGTAATTAGCTGCGGGGTCACTCGAGTTAGCGGTAATATTTTCATTTTAATTATTCAAAATTTTTCTTTTAGACCAGACCATTGTTTAGCGAGTTAGCGTCTCCACCGCACGGATCTGGCGAATCTACGATTCGCGCGGAACTCCGTTCCGCTACGATTCGCCGCTAACTCGTTTAAGCGGAACGGAGTTCCGCGCGAGTTTCACTCGCTCTAGCGGAACTCGTAACTAATTTTTTTTTTTTATTTTATGTATAATAAACAATATGGCATCAATTTGTACATCTAATGTTACGTCCGGGTTCATTGATTTGGCAACCTTTGACGAAATCGAAAAATACCTTTATGGTGGTCCCGATGCCACCGCCTATTTCGTAAGAGAAACTCGTAAGAGTACGTGGTTCACGCAGGTCCCTGTCGTTCTTTCTAGAGCTAGTGGGCAGCCTGCTTTTGGACAGGAATGGGCTGTAAGCATTTCGCGTGCTGGAGATTATCTTGTTCAAACGTGGTTACGTCTCACGACTCCATCGGTAACTCTTTTGGCAACTAATCAGGCAAGTACTGACGGTGTCTTAAGATGGACGAGAAATTTCATGCATAATATTATTCGTGAATGCTGCATTACTTTCAACGACCTTGTAGCTGCAAGATTCGATAACTATCATCTTGATTTCTGGGCCGCATTTACTGTTCCCGCAGGAAAAAGAAATGGTTACAATAATATGGTAGGAAATTTCTCTGGAATGACTCAGGGCGTAGGTTCCGGTGGAACGATCCCGGCATACACGTTGAATTTACCGTTACCTTTCTTCTACGGTCGTGATAGCGGTGTTGCATTGCCAACGGCTGCTTTGCCTTATAATGAAATGAGAATTAACTTTTCTTTCCGTAATTGGTCTGATCTCTTGATTCTTTCAAATGCTAGTGTTGCAACTGGTGAACAGCGTCTAAATATTGGCGTAGGATCTACATCTGACATTGCATCTGAACCCGTATTGAGCACTGTTCAGGTATGGGCTGATTACGCTATCGTATCGAATGATGAACGAAAGAGAATGGCATGTGCCCCTAGGGATATTTTGATTGAACAGGTGCAGACTGCTCCTAGACAGTCCTTCACGCCTGCTACTAACCCCCAGCAGCAATTTGATATCAGATTTTCGCATGCTATTAAGGTGTTGTTCTTCTCGGTTCGTAATAAAACATGGGGATCGGAATGGTCTAATTACATGACGAACTCCCCGGTTACAACGGGAACTATTACGAACTTCTTCCCAACTGGTTCGGCCGATCCTATTTTACAGACTTCTCTCATTTATGAGAACACGAATCGTCTTTCGCAGATGGGTTCCGATTATTTTTCGCTTGTAAATCCGTACTTCAGAGCACCTGTAATTCCTCTTGAAACTGGATACCACATGTACTCATACTCTCTTGATTTCATCGCTCTTGATCCGATGGGATCCACTAACTACGGAAAACTAACCAATGTTTCCATTGTACCTGAAGCATCTGCTGCTGCTATTACTGGTGCTAACGGAACAGGAACCACCGGAGAAGGAGCTGACTTCGCTCAGACATATGAGTTCATTGTAACGGCTGTTAACAATAACATCATTAGAATTTCGGGAGGAGCTTTGGGATTCCCGGTTTTGTAATTCGTTCAACTTTTACAAAAATAAAAACTTTACAAATAAAAATAAAAATAAAAATAAAAATATATAATTTTCTAAATTCATTTTGATTTTAAAAAAAAAATAATTTATTAAAGTGAATATCACTTTAATAACAAATTTTATTACGATAGCGCTTTTACACCCTTGGAAATTTAAAATTAAGCCTTAGCGGGAATGGAGTTCCGCTAATTTAGTACATTTTTCCATCTGTTATGATTATCAAAATCAGAAAATTCTGTTAATTTTCCTTCATTATACAATTTTTTCAAAATTTTCCTATTCGGATAAACAATCGAATCCATTCCTTGACATGTACTACAATAGTTACAATAGTTATCTTTTTGCTCTTTGACTAGAATACCAATTAGTAAAATCGATATAATAGATATAAGAGATAAGCATAATATCTGTAATTTCATTTTGTTAGAAAGAAAAAAAATATTATGAGCGAAATTAAAAAAAAAAATGAATTTCGCGTTTAAAAATTTAATTTGATTAAGAAAAGCCATGACAGAAAATATCGAAAAAATATTACAATCGCATTATGTAGATGGTGTAATCCATACTCATGTTAGTATGGTTCAACCTAGAGGAAAATTTCGTTTTAATCGTGAAGGCTTAGAAAATTTCTGGGATACGTACTGTTCTATAATTAATAAAGAAAGCGATATTATAATTGGTATAGCTGAAAAACCACGTAGCTATTTACCGATTCTAGTAGATGTTGATATAAAAATAAAAGATGATGGTAAAATTGACTATGGTGATCATATATATAGTAAAAAGCAGCTACTAGAGGTAATCGAAACGTACCAAAGCGTGATAAGAAATATCGTCCACAATTGTAACGATAAATTATTACAATGCGTTGTTCTTGAGAAACCAATATATTATATAACAACAAATGATGAAACTTATGCAAAAAACGGTTTCCATTTGCATTTCCCCAAATTATTTCTTAGTCGTGTTGATCAAGAAGTTCAATTGATTCCTCGTGTTCAGAAAGTTTTAAATGAGCGGGAAACTTTTAAAACGTTGGGTATTGAATCTTCGGGAGATGTTATAGATAAATCTTGTTGTAAAGTTCCTTGGTTAATGTATGGAAGTCGTAAGTCTGAAGATATGGATCCTTACATCGTGACTGATATAATTTCTTCTGAAGGAGAAAGTATAAGTTTAGAAGAAGCATTTCATGGTTATGAGCTCCTTGATCGTTTTGAAAGTCCGTTAAGACTAAAAGGTCGTGTTAAAGAATATTTACCTCGTATTTTAAGTATCTTTCCATATGGAAGAAAAACGTATGATGTAAAAAATGGTTTGATTTCCCCGTTAAAAGAGAAGCTTAGTAGTTTATCTAAAAAACCCAGTATTAACAATCGAGCGTCTGTCCTTGATGTAAAAGAATCGTTAAAAGTTTCAAGTGAATTACTTCCATTATTAGATGATTTTCGTTCATCTGATCGTAATGAATGGATTCGTATAGGTTGGCTTTTATATAATATCGGAAATGGTAGTAGTGATGCTTTAGATCAATGGTTAAAATTTTCTGCAAGATGCGATGAATCGTTTGATGAAAATGTTTGTATTTATGAATGGAAACGAATGGTGAAAAAAGATTTAACACTAGGTACCTTAAGACACTTGGCAAAAAAAGACAATCCTGAAAAGTATCAAGAGTTTAAGTTAAGAACTACAAAAACATGTATATCTGGAGCTCTAAGTGGAAGTCACTGGGATATAGCTCAAATGTTATATGCTGAATATGGAGATGAATTTGTATGTGCTTCAGTAAGAAATAAAAATTGGTTTCAATTTCGACACCATAAATGGGAGGAGATAGAAGAAGGTATTTACCTTCGTGCTCGAATATCAAGTGTTATTTGTCCTCTAATTATCGAAGAAAATAATAAAACAATGACTAATTTGTGTGGTACAATGGATCCATTGGAGGAAGCAAAGTATAAAACAAAACAAAAATTATTACATGCGTTAGCACTAAACTTAAAAAAGTCACCTTTCAAAACCAATATAATGAAAGAATGTGTTGAAGTTTTTTACGATAGTCGTTTCAAAGAAAAATTAAACCAAAATCCGTATTTGATTGGTTTTAAAAACGGAGTTTATGATCTTAAAGAATGTAGATTCCGAGATGGTTATCCTGAAGATTTCATAAGTAAATCTGTGCCAATTGATTATAAAGAATACGATGAAACTAGCGAAGAAGTTCAGCAAATAATTGAATTTTTACAAAAAGTATTTCCAGATAAATCTATACGTAAATACTTTTTAGATACATATTCAGATATTTTCGTTGGTGGAAACTCTCAAAAGAAAGTTTATCTTTGGACTGGGGAAGGTGATAATGGTAAATCTATTACTCAAACATTATTTGAAAAAATGTTAGGTGAATTAGCTATTAAATTTAATACACAATATTTTACAGGTAAAAAAACAAGTACAGGATCAGCAAATCCTGAATTAGCTAGAGCCGCTCCACCAGTTAGACATGTTACAATGGAAGAACCTGATGCAGATGAAACATTAAATATAGGAGAATTAAAAAAATTATCTGGTGGCGATTCTTATTGGGCTAGAGACTTATTCGAAAAAGGAAAAAATACTAGAGAAGTGTTTCCGCAATTTACTCTTACTTGGATATGTAATAAATTACCAAGACTCAAATATTCGGATAAGGCAACTTGGAATCGTCTTAGAGTTATACCATTTGAATCGACATTTGTAGAACCAGGTAAAAAATGTCCTAAAACATTTGAACAACAAATGTTAGAAAAGAAATTTCCTATGGATAAAACATTTGGATCTAAAATACCAGGAATGGTAGGTGCATTTGCCTGGTATCTTTTAAAATGGAGACAGACTGTTACAACTAGAAATGAACCCGACAAAGTAAAAGAAGCAACAGCCATATATAGACGTCAAAATGATATATACAGACAATTTATAGAAGAATGTATTCTTGAAGATGGAGAATCTAAATTATCATTAGCAGAGATTTATTCTCAATACAAAGAATGGTTTAAAGAAGGATGGCCAAATATGTCTTTGCCTATCAAGAATGATGTAAAAGAATATTTTGAAAAACTATGGGGTACCCCATCAAGAGGATTTATATGGGTTGGGTTTAGAATAAGAACTATCGAAGAATCTATTGCCGAAGGTACATCTATTTTATTAGAACATGATGATTTGGTAGATTATGAAAATAATAAACCACCATTATAATTAGCGGAACGGAGTTCCGCGCGAGTTTCACTCGCTCTAGCGGATCTACGATCCGCGCGAATCGTAGATTCGCCAGTTCCGCGCGGATCTGCGATCCGCTTCATATTTCGCAAAAAATAAATTAAAGTAATAAATTACTTTAATTAAATTACACTAAATGAACCGATTAAGAATAGCAAGCTTTGATATTGGTAAAAAAAATTTTTCTTTTTATATAGAAGAATTTATACCAATCAATATTGAATTTTCTGATCAAAGATATAATGTAGACGGAACATGTACTCAAGTTTTTGAAAATATAATTGTTAACAATGTTTTTAACAACGGAAAATCTATATTATTAGAAAATATAGATCTTACGTTTGACACTGATAAAAAAATGTATTTGGACCCACGAATATTCACCAATATGACTAACATTCTAGACGAAAGACAATCATTCTGGGATGATGTAGATATATTTGTCATAGAAAAACAAATGTCTTTTAGAAATAAGTATAATACTATGGCTTTGAAATTAGGACAACATTGTTATTCATATTTTAATATTACTTATGGGGATTCAAAAAATATTGTTGAGTTTCCTGCTTATTACAAAACACAATTACTTGGATGTAAGAAAGATAAAACAAAAAAAAATAAATATAAAGCCATTTCAAAGCCAAAGAGGAAGTTGTGGAATATTTCAAAAGCTATAGATATTTTAAAAGTGAGATCAGAGAAAAGGTGCGGTAGCGGCGTAGCTATAGAAGATCAAGATGAATATATTAAATTAATAATGAACTCAAAAAAAAAAGATGATCTATGTGACGTAATTTGTCAGTTACAAGCTTATAAAATCAAAAATTATATAATTTGACGATTCTATTTTTATAGCGGAACGGAGATTCGCCAGATTCGCTCTAGTGAAACTTGCTAATTCCAGTTTGAATTAGTGGCTCCGCTATTCTAGAAAAAATTCTTGAGAAGCCGTGGAACGGCGCGGCTCCGCCGCTAGCGGATCGCAGATCCGCGCGGAACGAAGTTCCGCTAAGATAAATTAAAATTAAATTAATTTTAATTTATAATTTATAATTTTCTAAATTCATTTTGATTTTAAAAAAAAAATATATATAGAAAAAATATTTCTAGAAAAAAATCTGGAGATAAATTAAAATTAATTTAATTTTAATTTATAATTTTCTAGTGGAGTAGCCCGCGCAAGCGGAACTCCGTTCCGCGCGAATCGTAGATTCGCTCTAGTGAAACTTGCTAATTCCAGTTTGATTTAGTGGCTCCGCTATTCTAGAAAAAATTCTTAGCGGCGGAACCGCGCAAGCGGAACAGAGTTCCGCGCGAATCGTAGATTCGCTCTAGTGAAACTTGCTAAATCCAGTTTGATTTAGTGGTTCCGCAATAAAACATATTTCTGGAGATAAATTAATAATTTTCTACCAGAACGGATTTTCGCCTCTGAATAAGCACTTAAAGAATACAATTTGTGCAACAAAGATGAATGAACAGATTATAAAGATAAAAGAGTTGAATCCTGATATGATACCGCCGATTACTTCTAGATTTCAAGATTCTAACTATAATGGTGGTTGTAAACTAGTTGTAGTTGGTAAACCAGGTACAGGAAAAAGTTCTTTGATTAAAGCATTATTATATGCGAAGAAGCATATATTTCCCGTTGGTGTAGCAATGTCTGGTTCAGAAGATACAAATAAAGCATATCGAGAAATAATGCCAAGTACATTTGTATTTAATGAGTATAATGAAGAAAAAATAGAAGAAATTATAAAAAGACAGAAGTTGGCATATAAACATTTAGAAAACCCATGGTCTGTTCTTATTCTAGACGACTGCACAGATGATCCCAGGTTGTTCAATAAACCACTACAACAAGCCCTATACAAAAAGGGTAGACATTGGAAGCTTCTTTACATACTTTCTCTTCAGTATGCTATGGACGTTAAACCAGTGATTCGAACTAATGTAGATGGTATCTTTATTTTGAGAGAACCATTATTGAAAAACAGAGAAGCTCTGTATAGAAATTATGCTTCTATTATACCCGATTTTAAAACATTCTGTTTTTTAATGGACAATTTGACCAATGATTATCACGCATTGTACATACACGGTGCTACAACATCCAATAAATGGACTGATTGTGTTTTCTACTGGAAAGCACCGTTAACACCTAGGGAGTGGAAATTTGGATGTCCGGAATATTGGGAATTTCATAATCAAAGATTTAACCCATCTTATACAGACTCGTTGACTGGTTATTAGAGATAAAAACTTGTTATTAAAGTGAATATCACTTTAATAAATTAAAATCCGCTAGAGCGAGTGAAACTCGCGCGGAACTCCGTTCCGCTTTCAGACTAAAACATCATCGTGTCTTTGTACCACGCGATGTACTCTTTCACTGCCTTTTTGCTCTTTTGCAAGGGAACATATTTGGTAAGCTCATTTATAATTTTATCGTCTTCCGCAACAGCAGGGTTCCAATAGTAAAAGTCCTCAGAGCTCTGAAATAGACTTTTCTTGCTCAAATCCACAATCACAATTCCGTACTCTTGTCTACCATCATAACTAGTCCCCACATACAAGATATCACCTGTAATCTTGCCAGTATCTCTGATGTACTTCTCAATAGCCTCTTCTTCTGGTTCGACAGCTATCCATTCAGAATAGCCAGGGTTGACATCATTCCACGCGTCGAAGAAACCTGGTACTTTTCGCCCCTTATTCGTTTTCCGTTTGTTTATTTGTCTTAGTTTCTTTTTTGGTTGAATTTTTGTTTGTTTATCATTAAGTAAACTGGTTGTAATTCGTTCACAAAGTTGTCTTCTCGTTAATTTTTTCCCATTTCTAATGATAGGAATATTACATTTTTTAGCTAAATCTTGTATAGCTTTCTTTTTATATATAGTATTTTTACATGTTTTCATTGGGATATCACAATTTAATTTTTGTATTTTTGGTTTTGTAAACTTGGCCAAATCTTCTTGTCCTAAAATAAGTTCAATTAATTCCTGTTTTTTTTTCTGACTAAACTTTTTTATCTTGTTATGACGACAAAAATCTTTTAATCTAGAAACATTCATTTTTTGTAAAGTATCACGAGTTATCATT